GGTTAGGTGAAGTGCCCTTCTAAACTTAAACCCGAAACCCATGCCTAAACCTAAACCTAAACTCAAACCCGAAACCCAGCCCTCAGAACACCTAGAGCAGGTGCGCCTGGTATCCTGGTTTCGTAAAACTTACCCTAGCGTCCGGATATTCGCTATCCCTAACGGTGGTGGCCGTAGTATGGCCCAGGGCGCAGCATTCAAGGCCGAGGGCGTGAGCCCAGGTGTGCCAGATCTATTCGTGCCTGCCTGGTGCCTATGGGTCGAGATGAAGCGGGAAACTGGCGGCACGGTATCGCCAGTGCAAAGGGACTGGATAGCCTATCTGGAGGGTATCGGCCACAGGGTAATTGTGGGCAAGGGCTTTGAGGATGCCAAGCGCCAGATCGAGGGCGCAAAAAAGCCCACGGATAATGTGGGCTTGGGGCTTGGAGACTGGTAGGGCTAACGCTTACCGAAGATTATTTTTAGGATCATGGCTAGGGCTGCATATATCATAGATACCGCACCAATAGGACAGCCAGGGCCAAGCCAATGGCGCAGGCTAGGGATATATCTGCCAAAGGGTAACGCTTGGGCTCGGGTTTATAGTGTTGGCGCATTTTGCTGCTCCAATTTGATAGCGCGCTCAATTGAGCGCAGGTTATACCCGTCGGCCAGCTTATCGGCCAGCATGGCCGCGTCTATGGCCTCAGGGCTTGGCTTTGGTGGTGGTGGCATGTAGGGGCGTAGGATGGCCTGAAATAATGGGTGCATAGCGTTACTCATAATTAATCCAATCAATTAAATCGTTTTTATCGTTAAAAAACCATATTGTGCCGTCATATAAACTCTGCACAATCCACACGCGATTAGTGCGCGAGTAATGATATTCGTAATTGTTAAGAGTGTAGGTTTTCATGGTTTCATTCTCCAATAGTCAACTTGTAACCGGCAATGGCGGCTGGTAAGCCTGCATTAATTCGAGCATTAAAGTGCTTATAAAAATCCTCGAAGGTATCTGGTAAGTGCTTTTTCCAGTGTTGGCATTCTTTTAAAAGTGTTGCTGGTAAGGTGCCTGGGCTTATCTCGCCATCATGTAATGACTCAAGAATGTAATTCGCAGCGTTTAACGCTTCTTCTTTTTCATAATCATAAGTGCCGATAAAGTCAGTGGTTAACATGGTTTCATTCTCCTAAGTTATAGCCTGCACAATGCAAACCCCTAAGCCCTCAATCAAGGGCTTAGAGGGTGCATTAGGCTGCCAGGGCTTCGCCCGTCAATGGATCAGGGAAGGACTCATTAAACCCTTGATATGCTGCAAAGCCTTGTGACCTAATCGGCATAATGACAACAACCGCCGTATTCTCTCCATTGTGAATAAGGCCCGCGTCGTTACCGCGTTGCACCAAAGGGTAAACTATATTTTTCCCGCCGTAATATGCGTTAAGCGCGTCGTTACCCTGAATTAAATATTCATAGTTAAATTGAGATGGTGTATCGTCTCCCGTCACTTGATCTAAGCGCGTGATAACCCTTGTATGATCTGGAAACCGGCCATCGATCGGGGCGAACCGGATGCCGTCAATCATATAGTTACCGTCAGGCAATGATTCAAGAATGACGTTATCAGCTTTCTTGCTGATTTTCTTACAAGTTTCCAATGGTATCGTCATTGTCCAGGCTGCGCTTTGCTGATTCTCCATATTTTCAATAGTGGCGCGTCCCGCGAACATGATATGCCCATTAGTGCCAATAACCGAAGCAAAGCCCGTATGCGCCACTTTGATATGAACGCCCACCAAATAGTAACGTATATCTTTTTTGGCTGCGCATATAGTTGCTGCGCGAATAGCGGATGCCTGAATACTGATCTTCATAAAATTCCCCAAAAAGTCACGGCCAAAAGTAGCCCGCAAACCCTCGATTAAGGGCTTGCAGATAATTTTAGATACCGGCTTTAAGAATCTTATCGGCTGCGCCGAATATGCGTTGGGCTGACTTATCGCTGATCTCTCCACCGGACAGCCAATTTTGAATGTAGCCCCTTGACTCGATAAGACCAGGCAAATCAAGCACACTACACAAAATGTAGGCTACCGACTCAGCTTCAACTTCGCGGATATCCCTGGGCGTTAGATCATCGTCATGCATGGCATGTTCTTCAGTATGGCCCAGCACCACATGGGCAAGCTCATGGAAGCGCGTTTTATGGGGCAGTACAGCCACCGGATTAATGGCGATATTCTTACCCTGGGCGTAGCCTTGTGAATTCCCGTTAGGCGAGTCGAAGCGGATTTCAGTAATCCCCAGGGTTTCCAATGCTTTGGCCTTATTCCATGCTGGGCTTGTTGATTCGCTGACAAAATCGGCCCCTTCGGTCTGGTCAAGGGTAAACCAGTTATTTTTCAGGGTAAACCATTGGAAGCATTCACCGGTCTTTTCGCCTGCACCATCTTTTTTATTGATAGTCACCGGCATAACCAATGCAATGGCCTTTTCGCCCTTTTTGACTTGACGGCCAAGCTCAGACCATCTTTTGTAGGTGGCTATCGGTGCCAAGCCCATATCGCGGGCTTGCAGTTGTGACCAGGCGAGCATTTGATTGCCCATCGAATAGTTGTGAAATGCTTTGTAGCATGAGCTTATGATCCCAGGCTGAGTTACAGCATCTTGCAGCATGGTTGCCCAGGCTACGGTTTTTTGGTTCTCCATAATTTTCCTTTGAGTTACATGCCGAGCTTGGCATGTGGTTAGTGTAACGTATTTTGTAGCATGCAACAATATTTATTGCATTATTTTCTAGGGGTTTACCCTTGTATCGCTTGTATCGGTTGAATCGATGCGTATCGATGCACCGATGCAAAAATGGGCAAAATGCAGTTGAATCCGCATCAGTTGCATCACACTCTATAGAGTGATGCAAACGATTCAACGATGCAGCACTCTTTTAGTGCGGTTTTATGGTGATAATTCAATGGTTGTTGAAATATTGGGGTAAAGCATGGTTAGACCTTGCAAGGTGGATACGGTCAATTTTTTCAGGCGCATAGATGACCAGGAGCGCGCTATTTTGCTTGCCGCTGGCGCCGGTGATATATCTAGAGGGTTTCGAGATTTATTGGCCCTTTACGCCCAGCTTCACAATATGGGCTTCCGCCCTGGTGATAGCCTTAATGACTGGCTGGTTAGTTGCAAACAAGAATGATTCGCATTTGCAATTAGATGGTGAGTAGGTACCCGGGAAAAGCACCGGCCTCCCTTTTCCTTTTCCCTGCGCCTCGAGCGGCCCTGCACCAGCTTGCATTAGCGCATCGATGCAGCTTGATTCGCGCCTATTTGATACGACGGGCATTATGTTAATGAAGCGCAGGCGCTGGACAGGCGCTTGATAGGGGGGGGAGGGCGGCTGTCTGTTTGTAAAAGTTACGGGTGCCCCCTCCCCACCGAAAAAGTTAAATTGAGAAAAAAGCAATACAATCCGCAAAACTTCCCGAGAGGATAAAAGTGGAACTAGAGAAAAAGAAGCGTGGTCGTCCTATCAAGATGACTATCCAGCGATACGCTGACAATCCTCCACTGGTGTTACCCAAGACGGATCACCAGAGGGTTAAGGAACTCAAAGAGTTGATGATTCGTTCTGGTGGGAAGGATGTAGCACAAAAGGTAATTCAGATTGCCTTGGACGACAACCACCCTGGACAGATGGTGGCCTTAAAGATGTGCATAGACAGGACACTGCCAATTAGTATGTTCGAGAAAGACAAGCACCAGAGAAGCGCTGTAACCATCAATATTACTGGTTTGGGTCAGGCAGCAATTGAGCCTACGGTACTTGAGGCTGAGGATGTAATGGATGTCTGATCTCAACTTTAGCCTCCTACCATGGCAGCAAGAAGTATTTACTGATTCCACTAGGTTCAAGGTTATTGCTGCTGGACGGCGTTGCGGTAAATCTAGGCTGGCGGCTACTACATTGATTATTGAGGGATTGCGGTGTCCGCAAGGTTCGGCTGTGCTTTATGTGAGTCCGACTATGGGGCAGTCAAGACAGATTATTTGGGACTTGCTTCTTGATTTGGGGAGGGAGGTTATACAGTCGAGCCATGTTAATAATTTGGACATTACGCTGATTAATGGTGCGCGGATATATGTGCGCGGTTCGGACAGGCCGGATACTTTGCGCGGGGTTAGTTTGACGTATGCGGTGTTGGACGAGGTGGCCGATATTAAGCCCGAGGCGTGGGAGCAGGTTATTCGTGCGTCCTTATCGGACAAGAAGGGTCG